CGAAAGCCTGATCCGGCTGGTGAATCTGGTGGTCGGCCGGCAGGATCTTTTCTGCGAGGCTCTGCAGAATGAAGCCCGGTGCTCCCACTGGTGCCAGAAGACCTCCAAGGAAATGATGAAAGCCATGAAGAAGACCGCGCACACCAAGGCCGACATCGAGCGGATCTACTACTCCAACCTGAACAACGGATACCGCGGCGGGATTGATCATTCTCACTACTGCGGTGCCCGGTATCGCGGACTGAACCTGCATGCCCTGTACACCAAGGGAACGATCGAGTTCCGGCTGTTCAACGGAACCACCCACGCCGGAAAGATCAAGGCCTACATCCAGTTCTGCCTGGCCATGAGTGCCTGGGCCATCAATACCGAATCCAATTCCCTGTACTTCCGGGATTCCAAGAACCTGACCAAGGAGCAGAAGGCCGTGAACATGGAAGGCTTCCTGACCAAGCGCCTGGGGATGACCGGCAAGGAATTCGCCACCGCCCGGCTGCACCTGACCGCCGCCTTCCGCGAAGCCTGCTGAGAGAGACAGCCCTCCCGGCCGGGCTAAAGACCGGGAGAAAGGATTGACCGATGGATAACTACGTATGGCGCGAAGCTCTGGATGACATCCTGCAGGATGTGCTGAATGAATACCTGGCACCGGAGCTGGCTGAAGACCTGATTGAGAAGATCAACGAACGGATTGACAGCGAATGCATGGAGGACGATGACGATGATTGACGATCGCGGACGCCAGATCGATCTGGCCGAGAAGGAAAAGGATCCAATGGGCCGGTTCGAAATCCTGGCAGAGCGGTACATGAACGGATCGGAGAAGGAGCGGGAGATCATCCTGTCCTTCTTCCCGGAACCGGCAGAACGGAAGATCCTGATGGAAGGCTTTGGCCTGTACCATCTCTTCCGGGATCAGCGCCTGTACAAGTCAGTTGAACAGGCCCTGGCCGAGCAGATGTGGCAGGAAGCGCATCAGGACCAGCAGGCCAAGCTAAAAGGGACGGGTCGGTGGAGTTATCTGCGGCTCAGGCATCCAAAAGATGCAGGCCCACTGGAGCAGATCACCGTTTCCTACCGGGATCCGGTCAGGAACTTTACCGGCTTCCGGGATGATCCAAGGGTGCTGGCAGCAGTCAAAGAGAAAGAGGCCGGGCAGTGTCAATTCCTTGTCTGGCGCGAAGTAGTGAAGGAGGTCTGATGTATGAAACTGTATCTCGCTTATGGCTCGAACCTCAACAAAGCCCAGATGGCCGTCCGGTGTCCGGATGCGGTGCCGTTTGGCGTCACCCGGATCCCGAACCATCAGTTGGTGTTTCGCCGGAGTTACCTGACGATCGAACCCAAACAGGGCTGCTCAGTTCCGGTTGGTGTCTGGGAGATCAGCGAAGAGGATGAGAAGAACCTGGACCGCTACGAAGGCTTCCCAAGATTCTACACCAAGCAGCTGCTCCCACTGATGCTGAATGGCTTCGATGAATCCGGAAAGAAGAAAGTCTCCGAGAAGGTAGCGGACGCTATCGTCTACGTGATGAATGACGGATTCCCGATCCAGATGCCGACCGGACAGTATTATGAAACGGTCCGCCAGGGATACATTGACTTCGGCTTCAAGCATGAAGACTTCGAGAAGCTCTGGAAGGCCATGGACTACGCCAGACGGAAGGGGGTGAGATAATGCCGAAGGCAATCATTCATTTCCGGTCATGCCATGAGACCGGGAACATCTACTGGATCATGGGAGCGGTCCGGGATCAGATGCGGAAGGAACGCCGGATCTCAGAATGGAATGACCTGCGGGATGCAGTCACCAGCTCCGGCAGCTATGAAGAAGCGCTGCGCCTGATGAACGAGCATGTGCATCTGATTGACGATGATGGGAGGTATAAGTGGTGATGGACAGAAAGCCAGAGAAGCCGGTGAATCTTCCGCCGTTAGCCGAAGGACTCGAATGGTATTTCATAAAAGCTTTCCGGATAGATGGGAAGCTGCACCCGGCCTTCATCATAAACGGTGAGGAAGTTGACGGCATCTGGTATCCGCTCACGGATGAAGAGGCCCGGTCATACGGGCTGAAGGAGGATCAGGAATGAACGAATTCAAGGTTGGCGAATACATCATCTATGTCAACGGAGATCGGTACGAGATCGGAAAGATCAAGCGCATTACCGAAACAGGAGCCTTCGTCTGGTACCATGAAGGAGAAACAGCAGCCAAAACACCTTTTGACTGCATGCACAAGCTGGCCAATGCGTACTGCATCGATCGGACTCAGCTCGGAGGCGAAGAAGGGAGCAGAACATGATAGATGACCGCACCCGTCAGATGATCGAATGGTATCTGCCGAACCCTCCGGATCCGGAGCTGGAGGAAGGCGAATATTACTACCGCCAGTCCACAATGAAGGGAGAGCAGGTGATCAAGGTCCGCGTGACAGCCATCTTCCCCGGGGAGAGGCATCAGCCGGAGGAATACGAAATCTATCAGATCAGGAGTGACGGCCTCCGCTGGGTGGATGTCGGATGGGGTGACCGTTGCAGAGGGGCCTTCAAGTCCCAGCTGTACGACAACAAACAGGACTGCCGGGATCAGACCCACCAGTGGGCCGAAGACTGGGAGCGCCTGAGAGAGATCCAGAAGAAGGAGGGATTGCTGTGAACTACTGTGTGCTTTTGGATTGCCTGTCCAACCGGGCCAAGCCCATTCAGCAGGTCAAAAAGACCGGCATCCTGCAGACGGCCTACGACCTGATCAGCTGTGAGACTGTCCAGCTGGTACCGCTTTATCCGGACCGCCTGCCGAAGGGATACGAGGCGGTCTGCGATGAAAACAGGTTCGGCAAGCTGCAGGTTTTCAATCCGCTGGCATCCTGGCTCTACGGATGCGATGACCATGGGGTGCCGATCATCAACAACGTGGTCATCTTCAAGGTGAAGAAGGATGACTTCGCCTGGATGACGGAGGAAGAGGCCCGGCAGATCGCGGACGATCTGAATGCCAGGGCAGATGAAATCTTCGATCTGACGATGTTTAAGACCATGAGCGCACGACAATAGCCGAATTCCTGCAAGATTTGACCGCTGAGGCCCCTCTGCTGTTCCGGATGGAGAATCTACCGTCCGGAAGCGGAGGGGCCTTCTCGCGTCTCTCAGGGCCAAATATCGCATACCATGCAATTTGAACCCGAACAAATTTGAAAAAATATCGAATGCCTCTATTTCGCTCAGAAAGGCCCCTATTTCGCGTTTTAGCTTTCAGATGGAGAATCTACCATCCGCGCACCCAGAGGCATGCTGTGCCTCAAATCCGCAAGAATCTGATAGGTATCCGCATGGCATGCGACTTCGACAAACAAAAAAAGGCCCTCCCGGATTTCTCCGAGAGGGTCTTCGTCTGCTTATTCGATTGTCAGCCGGCAGCAACTTTCGCCTGCTCCAGCTTCAGCTCTTTCACCATGGCTTCGATCAATGCCCGGGTGGTATCTTCCACCTGTTTAGGATCAAGGACATATCCCTGCTTGTGTAGCAAATCCACAACATAGGCCAACTTCTCCTGTCCCTGGTTGGAATTGTACAGCTGATCGGCCGCATAAACGGCGGTCTTCACCGCAATCCGGAGCAGCTCCATCTGATCGGTGTTGAGCTTGCTCTTTGCGGAGGGAATGACATACCTCATCAGGATGCCGAAGATTAGCGTGATCACCGCCAGGATGATCTGTGTCAGGTCAATCTGTGTCAGGTCAATTTGCATGGTTCCGTTTCTCCTTTCGTTTCTTCTCAGCCCAGGCCGAGGAATTTTGTCATGATGTACCAGCCCTTCCGGACGCCGTGGTTCACTTTGCACCAGTTATCCGCATAGCTGACGATCTCAACCTCCGTGCCGACCGGCAGCTCATCATACAGATTGCATCCGGTGGAAGGCCGGGACCTCATTTTGACCGGCTTCCCATTTTCTGCCCAGACGGTGGCCATGGTTCCGGGCGGCACTGGATCCGGATCAGGCTCGGGCTCCGGTGATGGATCCGGAGAAGGCGCCGGTGTAGGCTCGCTGACCAGGTAGCAGTCCATCATCCATCCGACAAACCCGTGATACTTCACGTAGGCCCAGCCGTTGCCGTCATCCTTCTGCCAGATGACAGAAGCGCCGACCGGAACACGCTCCACCAGCGCGGCCTGTTTACTGGCCTTCCTGCGCATGTTCACAGGTTTCCCGTTTTCGGCGTAGACATACATGGTCTTGGTGACCGGCGTCGGCTCCGGATCGGGTCCAGGCTCCGGCGAGGGGCTCCCGCCGTAGTCCACATCCTTCAGCTTCCCCCAGTAAGCCCATTTGCCGATGGTGGAATCCGTCTTCGCGACAGGGCTGGTGCAGTGCGTGATCTCCAGCGGATTGACACTGGTCACGAATCCGATGTGGCTCAGGTTCCCGGGCTCTGTCCCGTACCACTTGTTGCCTTTGTCGGCATCCGTCCAGGGTTTGCACTTGAACACGGCCATGCCGACCTGCAGATCCTTGGCGCTGGTGATCTTCCCGGTTTCCGAACAGTATTCCCGGAAGATCGTATTGCTGCCGTGGTAAATCTTCGCGCCCTGGTCGCGGTACATTTTGACGAACATGCCGGAACAGTCAATGCCGTTCTTGTCGTTCGTCCCCGGTGACTCATACGGCCATCCGATGCACTCGTGCGCGGAATCAATCATCTTGTTCAGATCCAGCATCAGCCATTACCTCCTTCTCCTTCATCCTCTTCGCTTACAGAACCTTCTTCATCGCTATCGTCTCCCTTCTCTGTCTTCTTTCCGGAAACAGTCTGCGCAATGCCTTTCAGGCTCAGCTCCATCTTCGTCTTTTCCAGCATGGCCAGCAGCCCCTTCTCGTAGGTGCTGTTCTTCGTGTAGGCCCAGGTGTCCAGCATCTTGTTCGCCGTCACGATCAGCACCAGGTAAACGCATGCAATAGCCGTCTCCGGCTGGAAGTAAATCAGCGCGGCGATGATCAGCAGATACAGCCCCCAGAAGACCGCACCGTATCTGGCCAGCCGTTTGGAAAACTGCTTTCTTGGATCAAACTGTTTCACCGCTCATCACACCTTTTTGATCAGGCCGTTGGTGTATTTCTGCAGGTCATCCCGGGCCTTCTGCATCTGATCGGCGTTTCCGTTATGCAGCTCGTGATCCAGGATCGCCGTCAGGGCATCGGCGGTTACCTGCATTCCGTCCTTGATCGTGTCGATTGAACTGTTCAGATTCTTGATGGAAGTCTCGTGGTTATCGAGCCGGCTCTTATCGGTGGTCAGCTTTGTCTCGATGTCCTTGAATCGTGGTTCCAGCTTTTCCAGCACCTTTTCTGCGATTTCATCGGTCAGATCCTTGTCGGCCAACTTGTTCTTCTTTTCCTTCCGTTCATGCTCTTTCCGAACGATTTCAATAACCTTGTAAACCAGCACTACGACTGCGCAGAGCCCCAGAAGCACCAGAACAAAGTTCCAGAGCATTTCCGGGGTGATCCCCTCAATCGGCTGTACCTGAGTCATGGTCCTCACCGCCATTTCTGAAATTGTTTTGGATATGAAAAAGGCGCCGGGCCTGTCAGGCTTCCGGTGCCGAATGTCTGATGAGGACGTAATCCTCACATATCTTTTCCCTTAGCTCTTTGCTGTCCGTGTGTTTCAGCATACCCAGGTAGCTGATGATTACATCCTGGGCGTAGTCTAGAGGAACTTCGCCCCGACCGTATGCTTCACGGACAAAATCAAGATGCTTTTTCATCTGCAGAGAGGTGCTTTTCCGGAGGTCTATCCGATACGGAGTAACCACCCTGCCGACAAACTCAACCCCTTCGTCATATCTCATGACGACGGTTTTGTTGTTCAATTCCAGCCCCATCTGCGTCTGAAGAAAGTCATCCATCAGGCCGAGGAAGTCCCACATCTGCTGCTTGCTTTCGCCTTTCATGACCATGTCATCCATATACCGGATGTATTCCGGAGCGCCGACAATGCGCTTCATGTAATGGTCCAGGGGCGTCAGCACCACATTTGCGGTCATCTGGCTGATCAGACTGCCAACCGGCATTCCGATTCCGAAGATGCGCTCTGCTTCCGTTGGATCCCGCCTTCCA